ATAACCGCTCCGCAGCGGTCGCATACTCGCTTGTGGTAGATTCCTCTGTCAGTTTGCATTAGTCAAAATACTCCTCTTCCAATTTTAAGTCGCGAGGGTCGAGATAATAGTTTTTACCTTTGTAGTTGCAAAGGTAATATGTCCCATAAAAATTTTCGATTCTCTTGACTAGTTCTACTTTTGCTCCAGTTGGAATCCTCTCTTTACCTTGAGCAATATGTGTTTTCCAATCTTCGTCCTCTAACTCTCTTTTCGTAACAAAAACAGCCATTGCTTATTTCTCCTCCCCAACATCTTTAAACAGGATTTCTTTGTCAGCTTTCCAGTCTTTGATTTTGCACGGAATGTCCGTGCCGGGTACGGTCTTTTTCAGACCATCCATCTGCCAGACGTTCCACGAGATAGCGTCTGCAATGGCATCAATCAGCACCGGCGACATACGGTGATTCTCAATTTCATTTCCAAACAGCGAGCGAAAGTTCTCCATCAGCGTGAGGAACAGATTGCACCGCGCCAGAAGTAAGTTATCTCCTTGCCACTCGTAGCCGTATGTACTCATGTAAGCGTTCATGGCGTAGTTGAGCCAAAGGCTGTAATCCCAAATTTTGGGGTTTTGAAGTGTTCTTCTGTTATGGCGTTCAGTTTCCTATCCAGCAGACCGATTCTGTCCGGCACGGCAATCATCTGCCCTGTTGTGGTGTCATATCGGCTTGTGAGGAACGGTGCTTCGCCACAGGTGACTTCAAGGCAAGTCTTGTTGATGTATTCCTTCCAGTCCTCGCCTTTCAAGTTTTTCTCTGCAACGTCTGTCATCTTCTTGCAAACCAAAGTCGGCGTGAACACCTCTGCTTTCTTGCTGGTGCGCTTCTTCTGGTCTGCAAGCTGTTTCTGTACACGAGGAACAAGCTGAACCTTGTCCAACTGCTCCAATGTGATTTCATCTGCAAAGCCTACACCCAGTTCAGGCGGCGGGTCTGTCGCCCAGATGATGCTCTTGCCTGTCGTGTGGTCTTGCAAGAGGACGGGAAGGAACGTGCGTAGGCAGGGGTCGGAGAAGTCAATCAGTTTTTCCATTGGTCAGCCCTCACCATAATTGTGTTCTTCTCTTTCAACCAGTCCTTGACGCAGTGGAAGCAATGTTCACGGTTCTGGCAACGCTCCGGGTCACGGTGCTTGATAAGTTCGCAAATGCCAGTCGTGAAATTTTCTGTAATGTCCTCGTCCGTCATGGAACGGATGAAATCGCCGTTAGTCATTCTCGACCACCTCCGTTTGAACCTCTTTGAACTCCACGTCAATTCCCTTCGGCAATGCCGTCTGGTACTTCTGCGCCAACTGTTCTGCGCTTTGAGCATCGCCCAACGGCTGTTCAGGCGGTGCAACGGTGACTTCCACGTTGTCACGCATACCAAAGTAGTTTTTGGCTCGGAAAATCCACTCTGCGGGGTTCTCCTGACCGTACATACCATTGTATGCCCACATGGACTGCATTTGCAGAATAAGCTTGAGGATGTACTTCTGCTGCAAGCTGTCATCACGGCGTTTGCCTGCCATAATCTGTTTCAGGCTCACCCATTCGATGCCAAGTACCAGTGCAATCCATTCCACCACAGGGGAGATTCTGGCTTCGATACAAGCGTCAAAGAAGAAGTCAAGACGTTGCTGCACTTCAATCGGGTTGTTCATGTCCACACTCGGAAGGTCTCCAAAGTACTTGGCTGCAATCATGCCGATGACCTTTTTGTCCTCTTCATCGCCGATTCTCGACTGCAAATCACCCGTGTTCATCATCTTTGACTTCTCGATAGCCAACGCCTGTTGCTCCTTTACCTTCTTGCTGACCTGTGATCGGATACTCTTGTTCTTGTTCAGGTTCTGTATCCGCTTCTTCTCGCGCTCTTTCTCACGCTTCGTAGCGGCTTCTTCTTTCGCCTTTTGCGCTCGCTTCTCACGCTTCTTCTTTTCAGCTTCGGTCAGAGGCGGTCTGCCACGACCACGCTTCGGGGGTGTTGCCATATATCAGACCTCCTTTGGCGGTTCTGGAAGATACGCCCAATGAGTCACATCTCCAAGTACCA